TCACCAGTCTTCTTCACCAGTCTTCTTCACCAGTCTTCTTCACCATCTCTTTCCCCTTCGTCTCTCATGTCCATTTTTAATGATTCGTTTTCCCGCATTTCTATCGCTAATTCTTCTAAATTTTCCATCATATAAATATCTCTATTTTCCATTGTAATATCATCTAGTATACCGGCTTTCATTTCAAGTAACATGGTGTTTTCCATTTCCATTCTCTCTTTATCATATTGATTCTCATCGTATTCAAATAAAGCTTTTGTTTGACCCAATCCCCAATTACCCAATTTATGGTTTTTCAGAACATTTTCTATCTCGCGCCTTTCCTTTGTCATGTCTTTTAACCTACCGGTGATAATAGATTTTTCTTTTACTTTTGACTTCATTATACCATTCAAGATCGTTTCCCTCGATAAATTCAATGTCTTTTTTCGCCTCAAAAAAATCATTATATAGTAACGCAAAGTATTTGATACTGTTTTTCTTAATGTTTCTTGCTGTCCTCTCAAAATATCTTCATCAATGGATAATGACCTTTTCTGTAAATCAACTATTTCTAATTCTTCACTAATATCTACATTTAATTCTTTCGATAATAAATCAATATAAATTTCAAAACTTAAACAAAACAAATATTTGTATATTTTTGAAATAATTTCACCGTTAAAAATAGTTTTCTTTCCTTTGTTATTAGCATAAAATGGTATGGCATCTAATAAAATAATAATATCTTTTGAAATCAACCGCACCTTCATTAATAATTCGTTTAATTCTTCATTATTGTATACTTTTTTCAAATCTTTAAACTCTTCGAAAATAATTCTCTCCATTTCTCCTTTATGTCTCATACTTAATTTCCAATGTGTCGGTATGTGTTTTTTTTCATATTCTACGCCATTTTTTATTATTTCTGGGAAAATAAAACAAATATCATAAACCATATTTCTAATTTGGTTATTTGTCTTTACAAATGTTGAGTCGTCTTTTGACATATAACTATCATCTGAGACTGAATCGTAATTTGAAATATTATCGAAAAATTCTTTTATCTTTCTTATACCACTATTTGAAGATATAAATCGTTTAAAAAAATCTATTATTTTTGTTTGTTTTACTTCAATCTCTGCGTTAATATGTAGCATAATATCACCAACGCTTTCATCTTTATCCCCTTCATCATATTGGATTCCATATCTATCAATCATATTTTTTAATTTTGACATCAATTCATCATTAACAATATGTTTTAAACCATATGTTTCTATATTTTTAAGTGCCATTTCAAACTGTTTTTTTTTACTTACTATGTTTGTATCATAGTCTAAATCTATTTTAGTATGGATGAATGAAATTAAATTATCCAAATCTTCTTTTACATACATGGCATTATTTTCGTTTTTCAATACTTGAATTTTTTTATCAATTGAGTCAAATTTTGAAAAATTAGCTTTGTTTACACCACAAATAGATTGTAATTTACTATCAATTGACAAACCTGTATTAAATTTACAATATTTAATAACCGCCCTATATACAGTCTCTTCGCTAATTGTATTTTCCACCTTTTTGTATTTTAATTTTGTATCATCTTTTGAAAATAAATAATATGTATCCATTAAAGCATCGTTATCTCTTTTTAAATTTTCCAATAACTCAATATATTCCGCATTTCTTTTAATAGTTGGGTTTATTTCGGCAAAATAATTAAATGTATTTACATTTTTATCATTACAACACGCATTTTCCATATATGGGATACCTGAATTTGTAATAAATAATTTGTCCTTATTTTCTATTATTTCATTTACCTTAACTTGAATATTAAATGAAAATTCTTTTATTTTCCCAAGCAAAATATTAATATGTTTAAATTGGTCATTATTTCCAGAAACAATGCTATTTTTCAATAATCTTTTATATGATTCACCTAGCATTTTAATTGACCCCAATTTAAATTTGTATAAAGGAGGCAAGAATGTAGCCCACCTCTGAATATTAAATTCGTCTAATATTAAATTTTCCACTCTATTCTGTTTAATCCAATCTCTTTTGGTTTCAAGTTTTTTATTAATTTCTTTATTTGTTAATACATTTTGATCCATATATTTTTTTATTTTTAAGATATAATTATCTAGCTTTTCAACATTTTTTGTGGTAGATAATTTACGTATTTTTGGCAACCCGGTCCATGGTCTCCCATCTCCGCGAATTTTTAATAATATACAGACTACGTAATTCATCAAGTTTTTCTTTCCAGCATCATCCTCCAATGGGTAACCGGAAAAACTTTTAATACAACCTGGAAATGTTTTTGACGTTTGAATACTAGGTATCGCTGTTTGTAATGCTACAATATAAACACAAATAAATGACAACATTAAATTTTCGTCATAATATTTTGTATAAGATTTAAGCCCTTTCGCTTTTTTAACTCGTTTTAATCTTTCTATTTTCATTTCATATGCTTTTTTGGAGAGAATTGTTTGATTTAAAAGCAGTATAATTTTGGAGACAATAAATTCTCTCGACACAACTAAATCAATACCAATTGTTTTATCAATTCCAATTAACATCTTTTCCAACGCCAACGCAAGTTTCGTTTTCGAAGACGAATCTTTTACAGAAAGAGTACTCATAATTGTTTCACCGATATCTTCTTCCATTACATCTCTCGACTTCATTTTATATCCATCCGCGTCGTATCCTTCATCATTACTATATTGGATAAATTTAATGGAATAGCCGCTATACTTATCAACAACTTTATCACCATCTTCACTTAATACGCCTCTATCCTTAATTATTCTTTGTAATGTATGTTGGAAATCCCCATTTTCAAATGATTCTGCCAATTGATATAAAAATGTTGGTAACAACTTAACACCTGTTTCAATACAATAAAACCAGTATATGTTTTCCGTCGAGGCTGTCGGGTCATACTCACGACAATACTGACCAACAAATAAAATAATATTTGAATATTTTTTTACAATATCTATTTCTGATAAAATATTATCCAATGTTTCACTGTAAGGAGATTTTACAATTTCCAGCATCTCAGTTCCACTGGCAATCTCGGTCATAAATTTGTCCTTTTTTGTTAATTCTCTTTTTAAAGACATGAAATTTTGCATCAAATATTTCTCCCCAACCTTTTGAAGTTTAACCAAATTTTCTCTCTGGGATTTATGGGAATCTTTTATTTTCTCGGAAAAATTATTTAATATATCATCTACAAGTTTTTTCTGTATATTATTTCCTATATTTGGAAGATTATCACATTTACTATTGATACTTAAACATTTGTCTTTTAAGTTGCAAAATGCTGTATCGTCTGGCATTTTATCATTAAATTCTTCTATTAAACGCCAATTATTATTTTTTCTTTCATAATATCTGTATTCATAATCACCCAAATCTAAAACAGCCAATTCATTTGAATTATTATTTATTCTTTTTTTCCCAGTAATCATACTTAACGCATCTTTATTTGCGTTCTCCGGTTTAACACCCACGTTTTTTACCAAATGATTTGTAATTTTTTTCAATAATACTTCCGGTTTTAAATTAGCTTTATCTTCTTCAAATTCCTCCATAATATCATATCTAGTATCGTCATATTCTCTATCGTAATATACATCTTCATTACCGTTATCTCTCTTAAGCTTTTCCATGTTGTTATACATTTTCACAATAGCATATTGCTTACATTGGCTATCATCATCTATTTTTTCGGATCTATCTTCTAGTTTTGATAATTCATCCGTTATTTTTTTTTCGAAATTTATTTCTTGATAATTTTCGTTTTGCGCCATTGACATTAAAATATTCATCAAGAAACCACCATCACGTTTAATGATGGTTTTAAGTAATCCAGAACTTGTTTCTATCTTATCTTCTAGTTTGTAGGTTTGTTTTAAATATGCAAGCACATCGTCCATTCTATCTGTTTCAAATATATTTTCCAAGAAATCTATCTTTTTTAATGGATAATTTTGTATGTTTACGTACTTACTTTCGCGCATAGAAAGTGTCTTTTTCATTTTTAAAATATTATTTTCCACCAAATTAACTATAATTGAATATTGTTTGAAATGGATATCACCGGAATAGATAGAAAATGTTTCAAGTTCATCGACAAAATCAACATATGATGTTTTCTTATTATATTTTGCCATTCTTCTAATAATATATTCATTTGACGGAATCATTGCGTTAAGGAATTTTTCATAAGTATTATTGTTAGCTCTATCTGATAAATTTAAAGTTTCTTTAAAAGATACCTCATAAGGGGTTTTTGTTGTAATATTTAAATCTAATGACTCAAAGTTTTCGTCTATTATACTTTTTTCAATATCAACATTATTTAAAATATCGTGGAATCCGAATAAACCATGTAGTATTGTTTTTTTATATATATTTGTGTTTGGTAAATTAATTTTTGATAAATATTTGTATAACATTGGAAGCACTATAAAACCCTTTAAATAAATATCCTCATTTTGGGTTATTTTACGCTTTTTAAAAATACCTCTTTTATCCAAAACATTTTTATATAACATTTTTTCAGCAGCAACAAATTTTTGATTATAATACTGTCTTTTTGTTATATTTTCATTTTTTCCAACACTTGAATAAAAATCACCTAGATTATCAACAACTGTATTTATATCCTTTGAAATATTCACTTTTGAAATAACATCCGTGTCCACGTCGGGGAATAAAAAACTTTTTTGAATATTGCTTATTCGTTGCTGTATAAATTTATATTTTTCGGATGAACTTGGTAGTTCGTTGTTTTTATACATCATCATAATATGGTTGTAGTCTGTAATAAATTTCCCAACTTCATCTACAATAACATCATTATTTACACTGTCTTCGAATACTTCGACATCATATAATTTTTTTTTATTTTTAACAATTGGCAATAACCATTTTATATTTTTTTTAAATTCAAGTAAATCTAATATTATTGCTTTGTGTTCTTTATTATCATATTTTTTATTTATATTGCTTACAGTGCCATCTTCATTGTATTTGGAGTATTCTAAACGGAGGTCTTTAAAACGAGTAATTATGGTATTGATATCATTTAATATAGCCGGAGTTCTATCGGTAGTTACTAATTCTGATAAAAGGTCATCAAGTAAATCATTTGTTTGTTGTTCTATAGAAAATCTCCTATGCTCTTCTTTTACATCGATCATTTGTGTGATTTTTTCAACTTTATCTTTATCAAAAATGAGTTCATCCGCGGATATAATAAGTTCTTCAAAATTATCCATGTTTTCCATTTCATCATAATTTAATTCTAAATCATCTAATTCATCTTCGTCTATTTCTAAATCACCGTCACCGACTATATCTTGGTTATCACGCTTTTCACTTTCGATGGTAACAGATATGTCTATTTTACCGGGTTTATCGAAATCTTCAATTGAAATAATATTAAGATTTTCTGGCAAACCTTGATATTTAAAATCAATGTATAATTTTTTGTTAGTTAAATATTCCTTTATTTCTATCTGGTCGTTTTCGATATTTGTAATTTCGCCATTTAATATAAGTGGCACAGCTCCACCAAAATGAATAGAAATATCTCTACCAACAATTAAATTATTTTGTCTCGCATAACCTTTTTCTTCTGGTGTATACAAAATTTCTATTGATTCAATACTTTCATCATTTAATATACCCATATTAATACCAAGTATAATAGGGGTATCTTTTTCAATGTCTAATAATTTTATTTTTGTTTCATCTAAATATTCTATAAATAAATTTTTATTATGTAATTCTGTATTAGACGGTGCGTTAAATTTAACAACTTGACCTAATTCTAATACCAACTCTTGTTTTTCTAGTTCAGACATTACTTATATTCTATATATATTTTTTATAAAGTTTTAATATTTTATAAATTGAATTAAAATAATATAAACAATTAGTGTTTTATTATTAAAATGGCAGCTATTATCAGTTTGGAAAAAAGTATGGATAAATCTTTTTATAAGACATTAAATGAAATAAAATCAGAGTGTAAAAGTGATGTTATTGTTAAAGAAATTAATGATTATATTTTAATGAAATATGACAAAAAATCATTGACAATTGATAACGAAAAAACACTTGGACTATTTCGTTCCATTATCGTGAAGGATGACAATCTTGTTTGTTTCGCACCACAAAAAGCTATTAATTTCAATAATTTTATTGTTGATAATGATTTTGATGATTGTGAGATAACTGAATTTATTCCTGGAACCATGTTAAATATTTTCTACGATGAAACATCAGATGAGGAAATTAAATGGCAAATATGTACTAGAAGTAATATTGGTGCCAGATGCAGATATAACCTGGATACTCAGAAAACGTTTAGAGATATGTTTTTTGAAGCCGCCGTTAATAGCGATTTTGCTTGGGATAAACTTAAGAAAGATTGTTGTTATTCATTCGTACTGGAGCATCCAGAAAATACAAATCTATCGAATGTACGCGAAGCAACTATAACGCTTACTCATGTTTATAAAATCTTAAATAACAATATTCAAGATATTACAAATGAAATTAATATTGATAATGTTAACAAACCGCGAAGTATTAAAGAACTACACCCAGACATTAGTGATTGGTTGAAGTTGGTTGAATTGTGTGCCGATAAGGATTATAACATGAATGAGGCTGGATTTGTCATTAAAAACAAAAATAAACAAAGAACCAAAATTCTAAATATATCATTTCTTTCCGCTAAATCATTAAATGGTAATTCTCAGAAACTTCAGTATAACTATTATAAATTACGGAATACCAACAAAATTTATGAATATATTAACTATTTTCCGCATCATATTGAGTTGTTCGACCAATTTCAAGAAAATCTATACGCGTGGACGGAACAACTATTTAGTTATTATGTTGAATGTTTTATTGTAAAAAAAATAAGTCTTAAGGACGCTCCCTATGAATTTAAACCCATTCTTTATGAACTTCAATCTACATATTTAAATACCCTTAAACCAAATAATAGAAAAGTCACTTTCACATTCCTCACGAATTATGTTAAAACAATTCCTATTCCAAAATTAATGTATAGTATTAATTATAAAAATAAACCTCAAAAAGATTAATAAAACTAATAAGATTAATAACTAGAACCTATTTATACAAACGATTCGGAAATATTAGTATAATTTTGAATACAATAATCTATAGAACTCTGTAACAAACTTCTAATATTATCTGTATTTGCCTTTGTATCGTCCTTAAAAACAACCCTAACAATAGAGTGGTCGTCATGGGGATGTCGTTTAATAAAACCGACATATGTAAGAATCTTTGTTTTGTTTAAGAATCTATCATGTAACATGTATTCAATATTTTTTCCTACAGAATAATCTATATCAAATAATTTAACATCAAAAGAATTTTTAACATTAATAGAATCTTTGGTATAAACCATTTCATTGTTTGTTATTTTTTCAGATAATTGATGAAATTTAACATTTAAAGCCAGACAAGCCTTTTTAATTAATTCTTCATTTGTAAAAACCCCAATAGTTTCTAGTCTAAATTGGAATTTATTTTTAAAATATAATCGTTTTCCTTCAAGTAAATACCAGTTTTTCTTTTTGTCATTAATAGTGGTTTTTAAAATACCCTGCTTACTTAAATCATCTTCTATTTTAGACCATGCTTCTGTCTGTTTAACTTCATCAATCATATTATTATAAGCAGCGGTCGAACAAACATTATATTGACCACTTACTTTTCCCCTAGATTCAAATAAACGACAAGCTAATCTCAATTTTTCACCTTGAACTGTTTTAGAAACACCCGGTTTTATTCTGGCAAAAATAATATAATCATTTGTAAATTTGGATGGTGGAAAGATTTTTTTAACCTGGTCTTTTGTTAAATAACGATTTGTATTTTTATCCTTTATCATGAAATCTTCCGTTGTAATTAATTCAATGGAATTTCCAGTATTTTCTTTATCTACTTCGATTATTAGATTTTCAATATTATCAGGTGTTTTTAAATGAACGGGGATACAACCCAGTCGTTGCTTCAAAATTTCATTTGTAAAAGATGTGGTATTTTCATATATAATAGTGGATTCTAATTCCGAATTCTTATCATTAAAAGGTTCTGTTTTTAAACACACAGTTGTAACATCATTTGTTAAAGTTCTACGTAATCCATTTATAACACTTACATTACATTTAGCGTCAAAAGATAATATTCCATTACTTTCGGAAATATTGGTTATTTCTGGTAACTGAAGCTTTGATTCTGTCATTAATACTTATAATAAAGAAATATTTTTAAATAATATTTTAATTCTACATTTTATTTAATAATATTAATTATTTCAATTTAATAAGTTATATTTTTATTATCAAAAACTTTTATAAATATAAAATGAGTTACGTGTTATATTATAGTAAATATTGCGATAATTGTAAAAAAATATTATTTAAAATAGGCAAAGATAAGATAAAAAATGATATACATTTTTTATGTATCGACAAAAGAAAAAAAGTGAAAGATAAAATTTATATTATTTTATCAGATGGTAAAGAATTACTTATGCCGGAAGAAATACAAAAAGTTCCAGCCCTACTATTATTAAATAGAGGCAATAGAATTATTTATGGTAAAGAAATATTAGATTTATTTGAACCAATTTTAGAAAATAATAATGCAAAAGCAACAATGGGTGGCGAACCTTTAGCATTTTCTAATTTTGAAATGGGAAATAATTTATCCGATAATTATTCTTATCTAGATCAATCTTCCGATGAATTATCTACAAAAGGCGAGGGAGGGACGCGACAGATGCATTCATTTGCTACCTATAATATCACAGATGAAATAGAAACTCCACCAGAAACATTTATTTCGGAAAAAATAAAGGGTGGTAATGTCTCTAAATTATTAAGTAAATTACAGGAAGAGAGAAGTAAAGACATTAAATTAAAATAATATAAAAAATAAATTAATATATTTTATTAGAATGGCATCAAGCAAAAAAAATATGGTTTTAAAAACATTTAATATACAATTGAAAGCCTTCCTTACTTTTATAGATGAAACAATTCCGGGAAATGAAGACATTGAATCTTTAAACACTATTGTTTCTTTACTAATCAAATGTAACTCTAAAAAAATTATATATTTATGGGCATATTATATAGCTCAACCATATATTTCAGTAATAAATAAAGGTGATTTTACATATTTTGAAAACAAAGACTATACAAATGATTTTAAAGATTTAAAAGACAACGCATCGTATGTCCTGAAATGTTACAATAAAACTCGAAAAATCATATCCACACTAGATATAGCGATTAAACGTGAAGCAATGTCTTATATTCAAATATTATCAAGATTATCCATTGAGTATCATAAAAATTAAAGATTATAAATATATTAGTATTTAAAAAATTAATTAATATATTTTAATATATTTTAGATGAACAAACATGATAAAACATCCGAATGCGAGTATCCCGAAGAACTTAATAAAATTTTGAAAGATTTTATTACTGATATTTTAAATACTTTCCCCGAATATCATGAATTTCTTACTGAAAATGAATTAGACTTTTTGAACGATACTCCGAATATTGAGAAAAGAATAAAGGTATTTGAATATTTAAAAAGTGTTTACCCAGAGAGATTTTTTGATATTTTATATGAGAATGAAGATATTTTTGAGGACTGTGATAAAAATACAAACTTTTTTGAAAACATAAACTTTAAATTATTATGGAGAGAAAATATTAGCGGTAATACAAAAAAAATTGTGTGGAAATATTTACAATTGGTGTTGTTTTCTTTATCAAAAAATATGGATGGTTCGGAAAGTTTTGGAGATACGGCGAAACTATTTGAAGCTATTGATGAAGACGAACTCAAAAAAAAACTAGAAGAAGTAGTGTCTTCAATGGAAGGCGTGTTTGACCAATCTGGAAATGGTGACCACCTACATTTTAAAGAAATGATGGAAAAAATGAAAGAAATGGAAATACCGGGAATGGATATTTCGGGAATGGATTTTTCAAATATACCCGAAATGGAGAAGATGTTTGAAGATATGGGGAAAACTATGGATATTTCTGGAATATTTGGCGATGATTTTAATTTTGAGGATATGATGAAAAATATGGAAAAAACAATGGACCAATCTGGTAATAAAGATATACCAAACCCGGGCGATATACACGAGCATTTAAATTCTTTAATGGATGGTAAAATAGGAAAACTAGCTCAAGAAATTGCCAATGAGACCGCCAGCGATTTAGATATTGACCCCGAAAATATAAATAGTGTTAATGATGTTTTTTCAAAACTTTTTAAAAATCCCGGTAAGTTAATGGGAATGATTAAAAAAGTTAGTTCAAAATTAGATGAGAAATTAAAATCTGGAGAGATAAATGAAAGCGAATTAATGAAAGAGGCCAGTGAGCTCCTCGGTAAAATGAAAAATACACCCGGTATGAAAGATATGGAAAAAATGTTAAGTAAAATGGGAATGGGTGGGTTGGGTGGTAAAGGAAAACCCAATATAAATCTTTTTCAATCTATGATGAAAAGTAATATGAATAAAAGTAAGCAAAAAGAGCGTATGTTAAATAAGTTAAAACAGAGAAGACAAGAAAAAGAAATGATGGCGGCTATAAATGAAAAAATTAACAAACGACCCGAAGAGTTTAATCAAAAAACGTTTAATGTTGGCGATGGTAAAATGGCGAAAAGCAAAATAGGAAAAAAGAAAAAGAAAAAGCGGAAGAAAAATAAAAATAAAAAATAAAAAATAATAACTATATATATCTTAAATGGAAAGATTTTGGATAAATGATATTTCAGAGTTGTTTAATAGACCAGCAGAAGTTTGGCCATATGAATATTTAAACATTGAAAGAAAGTATAATGCTATAACAAGATTAATATTGTATTTAACTATTTTAGGCTTTTTTTTCACAAAATCTTATAATATTATTGTTTCTTCATTTATAACCATTCTAGTATTTATTATGTTATATAAGACTCAAGCTGGTAAAAATGTAGAAGGATTTTCTAGTAAAGAAATGGATTTTAAAGCCGGTGATTTTGAAAATATTATGAAAGATAAATACTCTTTTCCTTCGAAAAAAAATCCATTGATGAATGTTATGATGGGTGATTATAAATATAATAATAAGAAGAAACCAGCAGCACCATCTTATAATGAAGCAGTGGGTAGAAATATAAATAAAACCGCCATTAAACCGGATTTGTTAAATTCTTTAGTTAACAATGATAAATTATATAGAAATTTAGGAGATAATTTAACATTTGAACATAATATGCGAAGTTTCCACACAATGCCCAATACAACAATACCGAATGACCAACGAAAATTCGCCGAATTTTGTTACGGAAATATGTCATCTTGTAAAGAAGGCGACACTATACAATGTAGTAAAAACAATAGAAGGTTGGGTAATGCTATGTATTAATTATTTAATATGATTCACTTTTTAGAAGAAATCATATTAAAAGCTAATAAATTTATTTTTATATAAAAAAAAAATATTAGAGAATAATATATAGAAATGGCAAGTTTATACAATTATACATTTGGCAATATATCTCGCATAGGAGATGATGTTTGTGCACTTTCAGAGAGAGATATGCAAAACAACTCTTTCGGTACTTATTCAACCAAAAACTATTTTGAAAAATATTGCGGAATGAAACAGCCTATTAATTTCGCAACAAAGCAACCAAATGTATTCTATAAAGGGGGGTATGGTGTTATGGGTGCGGGCGGTTGTAATGTGGATAGTGATTCTAATTTAAGAATTGGATCTGTCCAGACAAACCCGAAATGTCGTATTTCACTTGAAGAAAGACCTTTTAAAACTGTACCATTTTTAGGAAGAGGTCGTCCACAACCTACTATGGAATCCAAATTACAACAGGGTTCTTATCTCGGGGAGAAAAAGAGTTGCCGCAACGTTACGGAAAAATCATTTAGAACAACTGACATTGACTTAGTGCCTTCATTGAGAGAATCAATCCAAAATCCCGAAAACTTAATTCAGGATGTAGCCGATAAGGGTTGGATTAGAGGCGGTATTCCTTCAAGAGAAATTACACGCGATAACGACTACTTTAATAGAAAACATAATTAAA